AATGCAAGAAAGAATTGATTTCAGTATTAAAAATTTATATGCCCAATGTTTTTAATAAAGAGAAAAGATAACAGCTACGTTCCTTCAGACGATGCATCAGTAGAAGCATCTAAGAAGATTGCAGTAGGCGAAGAGGTAAAAGCAACTCAGGCAAGGAATGTTCATTTCCACAGAAAAGGATTTGCTTTACTTAACTTAGGATTTTCTAACCAAGATAAGTATGAGCAACTGGAAGTGTACAGAAAAGTAATAACTATAAAAGCGGGATTCTTTGACGAGGTAGAAGGGAAGGACGGACACCCCTATTACTTTCCCAAATCAATTTCCTTTGACAAGATGAACGCAGAAGAATTTGAGAAATGGTATAAGGCAACCCTGGCTGTTATATCCACCCAATTACAAACAAAGCCGGAAGAAATTCAAGCTGAATTAAATTCGTATTATTAATTTTATTAACTTTGTATCTATGAAACAGTTTCACATGGCCAAAGCAATGATGTTCTCCCTGATTCTTTCAGGTGTAGTCCTTCTGTTCTTTGGCTGCAAAAAGCAAACACCATCGCCAGTTACAAACCCTCCTTTGTCAAATGCCCATCAAATGAAAATACGGTGGGTAACCAACGAAACTAAGGTAATCAGAAGCTACACCCTGCCTCCCTATCAAAACCCATCCTTCAAAAAAGATACCGCTTACACCTCTATTTCAGAAATAAATCAGACCATAGAAAAACCAAATCAAGGCCAATATAGTTACTACATAACCCTTTACGCTGATAACCCCGCAGCAACAGATTCAGCTTTTATTGAAGTTTACATTGATAACGTATTACAAGCCCGTAAAGGCGATATAAACTATCTCGACCTAACCTACTACTACTAACCAATTATAACCGCACTAATCGCTTCTAATAGATTTAAAAGATATGCCAAACCCAGTAGGAAGACCACCAAAGTTTGAATCTAATGAACAATTAGAAGGACTTATTGAAGAGTATTTTAAACATTGTATTGAAACCCAAGAGATTGCAGACGTTGAAGGACTTGCTATGTTTTTAGATACTACAAGAAAAACGCTTTTTGAGTACGAAAAATTAGACGAATTTAGTAACACTATAAAAAAAGCGAAGACCAGATTGTTCGCTCAGAAGAAGCAATTAGCTATGAAAGGAAAGATGCCACCGGCTATATTTATTTTCGATTCGATTAACAATCATGGCTATTCTAACAAGCAAGAAGTAGAACAAACAATAAAGGGTTCACTTCAGATTACCGGAATGAAAATAGTTTGATGGAAGTTATTTTTAACACCTTTGGAAACGACAAACAGAAAGATTGTGCAAGGGCTTGGTTAGATAATTCAGTTTCAGAAATCATTTACGGTGGGTCTAAAGGTTCTGCAAAATCTTACACAGGTTGTTCCCTTATTTTCGGTGATGCTTTTATCTATCCCGGCATTCATTGCTTCATAGCAAGGGATAAACTAAACGACCTGAGAAAATACACCATCCCTTCCATCTACGAAGTATTTAATCATTGGGGAGTAACTCAGGAAATTTACACATACAACGGACAAGACAGCTATTTCTTGCTTCATAACGATTCTAAAGTGTTTTTAATTGACGCTCCGTATATGCCCCGTGACCCCTTGTTCCAAAGATTCGGCTCTATGCAAATGACAAGAGGATGGATAGAAGAAGCCGGTCAGTTTCAAAAGGCAGCTAAAGACGCTTTATCCGCTTCACTTGGAAGATGGAAGAACGATGAATATAAGCTAAAAGCAAAACTACTTCAGACCTGCAACCCTTCAAAAAACTATTTATATCAGGATTATAAACTTAACAAAGAAAAAAAACTACCTGAGCATAAGAGATTCATTCAGGCATTTCCTGAAGACAACAAGAAGCTGCCTGAAGGGTATATAGAAAACCTTCATAAGATTTTATCAGGCAATGAGAAACAAAGATTGCTTTATGGCAACTGGGAGTATGATGATGACCCTGCTACATTAATAAACTACGAAAGTATTATATCTTCTTTCACCAACAACTTCGTTCCTAAAGGGCAGAAGTATATCACAGCAGACATAGCACGATTCGGTAAAGACAATACTGTTTTAATCCGATGGGAAGGATTCAGGGCAGAAGAGATAGTTACTATAAGCAAGTCAAGCATTACTGATACAGCCAAAGCAATAAGAGAAATGGCATTTAAAAACCTTATACCCATTCACAACGTATTAGTGGATGAAGATGGAGTAGGTGGCGGGGTAAGGGATATTCTGAACTGCAAAGGATTTGTAAACAACTCAACACCCTTGCTTGGAGAAAACTATTCTAACCTTAAAAGCCAATGCCATTTTAAATTCTCTGAAAGGATGAACAGAAATGAAGTGTATATTTGCTGTAAGGAAGAATCAGTAAAGGAAAAGATAATAGAAGAACTTGAACAGGTGAAACAGAAAGACATTGACAAAGACGGAAAGAAAGGAATCATTCCTAAAGACATTGTAAAAGATATGATAGGCAGAAGCCCGGACTATTCAGACGCTTTAACTATGAGAGAGTTCTTCGGATTAATCTTTAACAACCGAGTGATATGAAATTCAAGTTTGTTAAAATAGGCGGTGGCTACCATCCGTTAATAGATATTAAGTTAAACGGAAAGAAATGCAAAGCCCTGATTGATACGGGAGCGAATTGCACGATACTAACCACAGAGAATGGTCAGGCAGAACTGGAGATAAACGGAACATTTTATTTAATACCGACTAAATACAAAAAAGAATATCCAATTAAAAATGTTCTTATCATATTGGGTAACGACATTTTAATAAGGGAAGGAGCGGTAATAGATTACCCAAAGAAAGAAATTATTTTTACAAAGTGATTTTGTATTAAAATAATTATTACTTTTGTAATGTAAACAGGTGGAGGGTAATGTGCGCCTCGTAGAATTCAGCACTCAAACCAACCTCAAAAAAACTATTCCTGTTTACTAATGACAGAAAAAAAGAAAAAGAAAAAAGCAATCTTTAACATTGCTCTTTCTAACAAATTACCTTACATTTTTACAGTATGCGATGACGCTGATTGCGATGACGGCATCTGCGATGTAGTTATTCCACAATGCGCTGGTCTTGACTACGGACAAAAGATTGTTAAAATATTTATCGCAAAACCGGAAGCTGCCGATTTTGCAAGTACAACCGACCTTGCTACTGAATCTGTGTGGGACACAGTTCTTGGTTATGACTGCACAGGTGCATCTAAAAATGACCGCATCGTTGTTATCGGTGACCTTTATGACGGACTTAAACCCGCTACTGAAGTGGAAACGGAAGAAGGTCCATACGGACAAACAGAATTAGTTAACGCAACCCATACAGTTACTTTTGACATCAAGCGTTGGGACGATGCTTTGATTGATTCTATAAACCTCTTACGTTGCCGTTCTTCAATTAAAATGTGGTATTTAACTGACACAGGTTATCTGTTCGGTGGAATTACCGGATTTACTGAAGTAGGTGCAGTATGGGGACACATTCAACATAACGGAACAGGACAAGGAAAGGTTAAATCTTCCAACACTTTATCTTGGAAAGACATTGACCAATCAGTGCCGGTTTCCGCACCATTCTTAAAGACGAAACAGAATCCGTAATCTTCTCTTAGGTGATATTACTCCAAGAGCAGATACTTGACTTCATAAAGAAGCCGAAGAACGAAGCCCTTATACATAGAGCGAGAGAGATATTTAAAACTCACCAGCTTCATGTAAAGGGCATCGGCCTTCAGGAATTTCTTGCTCGTATTGAAATGTATGAGAATGAAGGGCAAGCCCAATTAAGAAAAAAGTTAGCGAAAGCAACAACAGTTCCTATCGTAGGAAAGGAAATTGATTTGATGAATAAAATCTTTTCAGCGCAGGGAACAAATAAGTATTACGACCTGTCAGAAAAGAATCAAAAGGATTTTAAAGAATACCTCAATGGAGACATTGGAGAAGGAATGTCTATCAAAGAATTCATGCGGGATATTTGGTTAGATAAAATCAACTATGACCCTTCGGG